CACTTATGGCAGCACCGTTAATCCCAATAGTAATAGGAGCAGGACAAGCAGGTATTCGTATGGCTGCACCTAAAGTTGCTAAATTTCTTATGGATCAAGGATTTAAAAAAGCATCTGCAAGTGCAGTAAAAAAAGCAGGTAATAAGATAGGACGAGTAACTCAACAAGATGCTCAAAAACTTGTACCACATACTATAACAAAAGGTGGTAGGGCTGCTCCTGTTCCTAAGAGTAAAGTTCAAAAGAAACTTACATCGGCTGTAAAAGTAGCAAAAAAAGAAACAACTCCTAGAGGTTCTCAACTAAGTGCAGCAGCTAAACCTAAAGCTAAAGGTAAATCTCCAGGTCGTATAGAAAAAATTGCTAGAGTTGCTGTAGGACAAGGTGAAAAAGGTCGTCGCACTGGTACAGCATTACGTAATAAAAAAAATATAGTAAGTAAAGTTCTTGGACGTAAACCTGGAACTGTTGCTGGTGTATCTAAAAAAGATCAAAATATAGCTAAAGGTGTACGTGTTGCTGCTGGTACTGCTGCGGCTGCTGGCACTCTTGCTGGTATGTCAGGTGGTGATAAATCATATACAATTAAATCTGGAGATACACTTTCACAGATTGCAAAAAAATATGGTACGACATTAGGAAAACTTTTAGATGCTAATCCTAAGTTTCGAGGTAAGGATGCTGCTGGTAGAGCTAAAGCTAATAGGATTAAACCTGGACAAAAAATTAGTCTTAGTGGAATAGTTTCTCCACGTAAGTCTGTATATCAAGATACAACTAAAAAAGAAATGGCTGGTATGCAGATGAATAAAAAAAGAAAAGCAGTTACTGATAAATCTGTATCATCACCTAGAGGTAGTCAGATAAGTCGTAAAGGTGGAGGTCGTGTTGGTGTAGGTGCTGCTCTTAAAGGATTTGGTGCTGTTCGATAATGGCTAGAAAAAAAAGCAACATGAAAGGCATTACAATTGGTAGGGGCATGAAACGTCCTACTAAGTCTGGTGCTGGTATGACTGCTAAGGGGGTGGCTAAGTATAGGAGACAGAATCCTGGTTCAAAACTTAAAACGGCTGTAACGGAAAAGAAACCTAGTAAGGCTAGGGCATCTAGGCGTAAGAGTTATTGTGCTAGGTCTGCTGGACAAATGAAAAAGTTTCCGAAAGCTGCTAAGAATCCTAATAGCAGATTAAGGCAAGCTAGAAAACGATGGAGGTGTTAGACTACTTTGGCATATCTTGCTTCAAACATACCGCATTTTAAATGTTGGGTACGAAAAGAATTTACAAATAACCACCAAGAATATCAAGGAGAATATTTACATGCACTAGCAATAGCAGTAAACGCAATACCAGATAGATGTTTAAGTTTTAATGTTGTGTTTACAGGTTGCGATGAAGATGAAAATATACATGGCGGTGCAATGTGGGCTAGACTTCCAATCACAGCATTGGTAGCAGACACAGTACTAGAAGAGTGGCCTGAACTAATGCAGACACATCTAGCCCAGCCGTGGGATTGCTCTTCAAGAAACCATGCTATCATTGTTATGGACAGAGTATCTTCAAGTCCTTGGTTATGTAAAATAGATGGAGAGTTTTATACAGGAAGATATATGTTTACTGTAGACTACACAGATAGTTATATATCAGACGATCCTGCACAACACAAACAGTCACATGTGTTAGAGCTTATAGATGCAGGACCATATACAGGAAACATTATAGCACTTCCTAATAATAGAGTTAGAGTTACTAATCCCGCTTTGTGGGTTACTGGAGAGGGCGCACCTGATTTTGCACCAAGTCAGTATATACATTCAGCAGAAATAGATAGTAGTTACATGAACCCTAATATAACTTTTAACAATCTTTATAGTGAGGAGAAGAAAAGTGGTAGGAAGAAAAAAAAGTAAGAATATGTCTAAAGGCGGTGCTATTAAACGCATGGGCGGTGGCATGGCTAAAAAAACTAAGTATCGTTCTAAAGGTGGTGTTGTTAAACGCATGGGCGGCGGTAAGGCTAAAAATACTAAGTATCGTTCTAAGGGCGGTGTTGTAAAGAGACGGTCTGGTGGTCGAGCAGGTAAAAGGTAATTGCAATAACTGTGGATATGAATCTCATTGTGGAACTCCTTTAATAAAAAAAGTTAACAAAGAGAATGATCCTATAGAAGTTTGCAAAAAATGTAAATGTTTTAAATGTATATGGCCTGACTGGGGTTAAATTAAAACTTTATAATAAAGGATATTAAAATGGCTTTAACTAGAAAAAGCAAAACTAAAGTTAAGAAGGTAATTAAAGGTTTAAAGAAAGCCTCTAAACTACATGCAGGTCAAGCTAAAACATTAAAGGGTATAGTTAATGGTAAAACAAAAAGACCCAAAAGTAGGAACAGGAAAAAAACCTAAAGGTTCTGGTCGCAGACTTTATACAGATGAGAATCCAAAAGATACAGTACGTATAAAGTTTGCTACACCTGCTGATGCTAGAGCTACCGTAGCTAAAGTTAAACGCATAAGTAAACCATATGCTCGTAAGATACAAATACTAACTGTTGGTGAGCAACGTGCAAAGGTTATGGGTAAGACTCAAGTAGCTTCTATATTTAAAAAAGGCAAAGAGTCTATTAAGAAAGCAAGGGGCAAAAATGGCAACCGTAGTAAAACGTAAAAAAGGCGGTACAGCTACTAAGCGTGATCCTGCTAAGTGGGCTAGGGCTAAAGCTAGAGCTAAAGCTAAAATGGGTGGTAAACACTCTGCTAGAGCAATGCAACTTGCTGTTAAGTATTATAAAGATGCTGGTGGTACATATTCAGGTAAAAAGAAAAAGTCTACAAATAAACTTTCTAAATGGAGTAAGCAAAAATGGAGAACCAAGTCAGGGAAGCCATCAAGCAAGACAGGAGAGAGGTATCTTCCAGAGAAAGCAATCAAGAGCTTAACTTCAAAGGAGTATGCAGCGACCACGAAAGCAAAGCGCAAGGGGACTGCTGCCGGAAAGCAGTTCGTAAAACAACCTAAGAAGATAGCTAAGAAGACAGCTAGATTTAGGAAAGCATAATGGCAGTATCAGGCACATATGATTTTAACCTTGACATAGATCAGGTTATCCAAGAGGCTTCTGAAATGATTGGTGGTGAAAGCACACTAGGTCATGAGCCTGAGTCTGCTCGTCGTTCTATTAATCTAATGCTTAAAGACTGGCAGAATAGGGGTGTACTTCTCTGGTCTACCAGTACCACAGCAGTCACAGTAGTAGCCTCTACGACTTCTTATAATCTTGATAGCAGCACAATCAATGCTCTTGAGGTTGTTATTAGTAGAGACAATACAGATGTAAAACTAACTAGAATAACACCTGAAGAGTTTATGCTTATTCCTAATAAGACACAAACAGGCAAACCAAATCAATATTCTATTAGACGGGGCAGGGATAACCCTGTTCTTTCTGTATGGCCTCTACCAGATAACTCTACAGATATTATTAAACTAGAACTAGTTAAAGAATTACAAGATGTAAATAAATCTGCTATTCAAAATGCAGACCTACCTAAAAGGTTTCTGCCGTGTCTTACGATGGGACTGGCATATTATATGGCACTTAAACGTCCTCTTGTTCAACCAGATAGACTTACATTATTAAAAACTAATTATGAGGAAATGTTAGCTAGAGCATTGTTAGAGGATAGAGAAACTTCTAGCATTTACATTGTACCTAGATTAACATTCTATAACTAATGGCTACGCAAAAAAATGCATTAGCTGTATGCGATGAATGTGGTTTTGTTTATCCACATAGGGTAATGAGATTAAACAGCTACGGCATGTTAGTATGCCCACAAGACTTTGAAGGACAGTATGATTTAAAAAACCATCCTCAGAACAGAGTAGCAAATGTAAAAGACGATCCAGCTATTCTTAATCCAAGACCAGATACAGGTGGACGTAACTTAACATGGGATCAAGCTGGAACAACTTATAACGCAACAGATGAGTATTGGCAATTAATATGACAGATTTAACTGGAAAACTTATATCACAGACTTATAAGAATCTTGTTCTTGTAAGTAGTGCTGTTTCAAATACTGGAATAGAAACGTCTCTTAAACCAATACAAACTGGAGATGGTTCTAAGAGTGCGCTTGAAGTTGCATCCAGTATTGTAAAGGTAAACGATACTTTAAACATAGCTGGTTTAGTTTCTGCTACTGGAAACATACATTCAGATCAACGAGTATGTGCTTCTGCTTTCTACGGAGATGGTTCTAATATATCAGGAGTAACAGCAGCAGTAGCTGGTAATATCTCAGTAAGTAATGCTGTAGTTGGTGGTACTCTTCAGGTATCTAGTACAGCTACAATAATAGGAGACACACATCTTCAAGCTGCTGTGTCAGTAGGTGGGGCTGCAAAGTTTGGTTCTACAGTAACTGTATCAGGTGCTGCTCATTTACAAGATGCTGTATCAGTGGGTGGTGCTGCAACTTTTGGAAGCACTGTTACAGTATCAGGAGCAGCAGTACTTAAAAATAATGTTAGTGTAGGTGGTACATTCTCTGTTGCTGGTGTAGGTACATTTGCTGCTAAGACAGAATTTAAGAATGATGTGTCAGTATCAGGCAGACTTGATGTAGCTACCTCTGCATGTATTGGCGGTATTGCTAAGTTTAGAGATGATGTTTCTGTATCAGGTAATCTTAATGTTGTTGGTAATGTAACTGCTGCTTCTTTTTATGGAGATGGTTCTAATCTTACAAATGTAGAAGCTGAACTAGGCACTGCTGCAAATATATCTGTTGTAGGATTTATACATGCTGGTGGTAGTGTTTCAGTATCTGGACCTTTTAATGTTATAGGTGCAGCTACATTCCAAGATGCAGTATCTGTTAGTGGTAATGTAAATATTAATGGATCACTTACAGTAGCAGCAGCAACATCATTAGCATCTACACTTAATGTAGGCAGTAATACTTCCCTGGCTGGTACACTTATAACGACAGGCAAAGCAGAGTTCGAGGATGATGTATCTGTTTCTGGTAACACAAATCTTGGTGGAACTGTAACAGTAGGTGGAGCAGTAAGCCTTGCTTCTACATTATCTGTAGGAGGGGCAGCAAACTTTTTATCTACTGTTACTATCACAGGGGCTGCACAGTTTAATAATACAGTAACAATAGTAGGTGCAGGTACATTTAAAGATGATGTGTCAGTAAGTGGTAATGTTAATATTGGTGGAACTGTAACAATTGCAGGAGCAGTATCTCTTGCTTCTACATTAACAGTTGGTGGGGCTGTATCATTAGGATCTTCTCTGTCAGTGGGTGGAGCAGCAAACTTTGCATCTACAGTTACAATCGCTGGAGCTAATGTACAAGCAGCTAATGCAAAGGTATGTGCCTCTGCTTATTATGGTGATGGTTCTAACTTAACAGGTATTACAGTATCTATTGAAGGTAATATCTCTGTTAACAATGCTACAGTTGGTGGTAATCTACATGTAGGTGGAACAGCAACAGTTGTTGGTAATGCTGTATTTGATGGCAATGTTTCAGTATCAGGTGGACTTACAGTTGGTGGTGCAATAGCAGTTTCTGGTGGTTCTATTGATTTAAGAACAAGTGCTAGTGATCCAGCATATATTAGATTTTATTGTGAATCTGGTAATGCTCACTATGCTCAACTACGTTCTCCACCACATGCATCTTACAGTGGTAACTTAGTAATTACTTTACCTGTAAGCACTGCTACAATAGTAGGAACATCTACAACAGATACGTTAACAAATAAAACTTTTGGAGATGCTGTTAAGTTTGACTCTACAGTAACTGTAAGCGGTGCAGTTAGTATTGGTGGTGCTGTTAGTGTGGGTGGTGCAGCCAACTTTGCATCTACAGTTACAATTGCTGGTAATACATCTATTGGTGGTACGCTTATAACAACAGGTAAAGCAGAGTTTGAAGACGATGTGTCAGTAAGTGGTAACAGTAATTTTGGTGGTACAGTTACAGTTGCTGGTGCAGTATCATTAGCATCTACTTTAGATGTAGGTGGTAATACCTCAGTTGGTGGCACATTCCTTGCTACTGGCAAAGGAGAATTTGAAGATGACGTATCTGTATCGGGTAATACTGTTCTTGGTGGAACTCTTAGGGTCGCTGGTGCAACCTCACTAGAAGGAGCAGTTGATCTTAACAGCACTCTCACAGTAGCGGGTGCAGTAAGTCTTAACTCTACACTTTCTGTGGGTGGTGCTACTAATCTTCTTAGTACTGTAACAGCTACAGGTAATGCTGGCTTCTTAGGCACGGTACGGGTATCTGGTAATACTTCACTTGAAGGACAACTACAACTAACTGAATCAGCAGCAGCGGCTGTACACACAACAGCTATCAACGGTGTGACTTCTGTATCACTTAACTTTGGTATAGCACAAAACTTCTTAACAACAGTTACAGCAGCACATACACTAGCAAGACCAACAAATGCTAGGGTAGGACAAGTAGGAAGTATTTTCCTTGTACAGTCTGGTGGGTCAGGTGCTATATCTTATAATGGTTGCTTTAAATTTCCAGGCGGTGAAGCACCAACATTTGCTACTTCTAATGGGGCGGTAAGTAGAATAGATTATATCGTAGCTTCAATATCTAGTGATAATACGGGTGAGAATATACACGCTATTATGACACAGGAGTATGCTTAATGTTTAATAATATGTTAATGGGTGCGGCTGGAGAAAGTATTAAAGCTACTAGTTTTCCTGTTGATAACAGCATGGTGCTTAACGACAACGATGCCCAATATCTACAGAGATCAAATCCTGGCACCCCATCAAGCGCAGACATAGGCACAGTATCAGTTTGGTTCAAACGAGGTAATTTTCCCAGCGGGAACAATTTGAGAATTTGGAATCACGGGGACGGTGGTAATCCGAATATTGAGCTTTTAATTCTTGGTTCGAGCAACAA